GTCTACAGGCTTCTGTTTCGGCGCAGTTGGCGCGTCCAAAGTGCTATTTGTGGGCTCTGGAGCAGCCAAATCGTTCGTTTTAATGACGAAATTCGCAGCTTTAGTCAGCGCATCTACCGCGTCGAAGCCCTGCATAATGAACGCGTCACGCAACCCGATGACTTCCTGCGTGTAACCCTCGTTATAAGCCTCAGAATTCTGGTCAAACACCGGAAACTGCGCCTCTAACTCGTTTGCAGCCGCTTGTAACGCTGTAGCTTGTGCGTTGTGTTGCACGGTCTGCTGCATTTTTTCGCTCATATCGAACTCAAGCTGCGCTTTTTCGGCGTTTCGGATCTCTTGGCGGAGCTTGACCGCGTCTGCTTCCTTGCCATCAAGCACCAAATTCATGTACTCGCGCTCTTTTGAGTCAAAATCGTAAGGATCAGGCGCGTTTGCAGGGGGTTCCTGCGCCTTTTTCATGTCCTCCAACTGCTTTTGCAGGGCTTTCTGCTTCTGCAACACCTCGTCCAGCCGAGATTTAGGGACCATGTGGTCTTTTTTCTCGGGTTCTGGCTCGGGTTCTGGCTCAGATTCAGCCTCTGCGACCGGTTCTTCGGTCTCTTCGGCAACTACCTCCTCTTCCTCCTGCTCTTCTTCAGGCGTTTCAGCCTCCGCAACCGGTTCCTCCTGCTCCTCGGTTTCGGGTTCTTCGGGTTCTGGCTCCTCTTCGCCCAGCCCAAAGTTCATATCTACTGCTTCGACTTCTTCAGTATCGCGCTCTGCACCGGGCATTACGTCAAATACCGTATCAAACTGCTCTTCAGGGGTTTCTTTCTTAGCCATTTTGCAATCTCCTATTGATTGTTAGGCGAGTTAGGGATGTTTACCGGCCCCGGTCTTGCAGACTGCTTCTTAGCAGCGGTCTGCATCGCCGTTGCAGCGATTCGTGTTGCAGCATTAGTCTCCGCCTGGGACTGACGCGTCTGATTCGTAAGATCCGCCAGATCACGACGCAACTGGAGTTCTTCCATCTTGGTGTCAATCTGACTTTGCAGCTCGGTGAGACGAAGCTGCGGCTGTACGTCAGTCATATCCTGTACCTTGGCGATGTTGACCGCTGCGTCGGACTGCAACTTACGGACTTCCGCTTCGAGCTTGGCAATCTCAAGCTGCAACTGCTGCATAGCCATCTGCTGCTGCATCGCCATAACTTCCGCCTGCTCCGGTGTCGGCGGTTCCTGACCCGTCATGACGCGGATGCGCTTCGCAAGCTCCTGCTTTCTCGCCAGATGCGAGTATTCAATAATGGCGTCGTCTGGGATGGCGACCCCAACCTGACGCAAGTTAAGCGCCTCGGCAAACTGCACCTCATCAAACGAGTCACGCGCGGGCGCGGTGGAGATAACTACGTCGTACTCACCGATAGTCAGGTCATTAATGATCTGCCCTTCGGGCGACATCTCGTTGATGACCATTGGCTCGCGTGGTTTAAGCGGGTCTTCTTCGTTGGTGATCATGATGACGCGCCGCTCTGTGTAGAACGTCTGCACCAGATCCAGAATCTTTTCGGCAAGGTACTGTCGAGTCTTACGCAGGTTGTCCAGCGGCACTTGAATCATTATCGCGCCACGGTTCTGCTTGGCCTGAATAGCAACGCCCGATACCTCGGCACTGTCGGTGCCCAACATCGAATCGTTGATACCACTAATAGCTTTAATATTTAGCGCCGCTTTCTGGCTGATACGATCCAGACCAGTAGGAATCTGGTTTGGTTGTATCTTCACGGGCGGTGTAGAGCCACGGTTGTACTCAAGTACCAGACCGGTCTCAGCGCCGTGCTCTTCCAAGTCATCCGCTGACATACCCACCAGCGATCCGCTTTCTACCATCCAGCCACTATTAGCTGTGGTATTAACGATATGCAGCTCTTGGCTGGCTATTTTGTTTAGCTGTTCCTGCGGCGAAAGGAGGTTACGCACCATACCGAAAGGTCTACCGCGCCTAAAATAAGCAAAGTAAGGCACAACGGTGAAATCGTTATAAGGAGACCAGTCGTCATGAAGTACCACTTTGTCGCATGTCACCGTCCATCGGACTTTTCGTTTAACTTTTCGGATTAGGTTTAAGCTGTACTGCTTGGCAAACTTCTTGGCCTTTGCCTCGGACCATGGTTCTGGTACATCTCTCGTGTCGCCTGTTTCAGGGTCCACGAAGCACATCACACGGGTCATTCGTTTGTGCTGTCTTTCGATGACCCGAAGCGCCCGCACGTTGCGATATTCATCGTCACCGGGAATACCAGCCCCTAGATAATCGTCAGTACTGTCGAGATCGCCATAGCGATTCTCCTCGTACTCAATCGAATCCCGCCCGTAGCCGTTACCGTTCTCGGCGATGAAACGCAGCTCTTCCGCTTTCTTCTTGCCGTAGAGTTCTTCGATCTCATCCAGCGTCATCCACTTCGTTTCGAAGACTTCGTTCCACGTCTTGGGATCAGACTCTTTGGCGTCTGGGTCGATGAGGATGTCGAGCGGGTCTTTAGCGGTGATGCGGATCTCACCTTCAACGTGATCACTAAAATCAATACGAACGTCAAAGTAGCCGCGCCCGTCTAAGATCAAGCCGTCACTGAAGACCTGCTGCTCAACCCAGTCGAGCTTGTTGTTGTCAGCGATCTGCAGGTACAACTTTGTCAGCGTATGCGCGACCGCTTCGTCGCCGCCACGGCGCGGCTTGAACTGCACATCTGCACGCCGCGTGGACTGTTCGCCGAGCACCGTGTTTACAGTCGGCAGCACCGTATTAATAGTCAAAGCGGGCCGACCCTCTGCGTCTAGTGCAGCAACATCCGCCTCGTCCCACTGATCCCCGCGATAGAAGGCATCGCACTTCTTAGCCATCTCAACGTATTCAAGGTGGCCGTTATCACGGGCGCGAACGTAACGATCCCACTGTTTAGACGAGACCTCCTGCTGTTCGGCGGGTGTCATCTTCTCCACAGCTTTATAGGTAGCCATATCAAGCACTCATCGCGGATCGTGACCTAGTCGCAGATCCTTTCACTAAGTAGTCAAGCCGGTCTCTCCAAGATGGCTCTCTAATTACTGGCGCGGTGAAGACCGCAAATTCCGTCATCATAAGACCGAGCCATGCCAACGCATCAACCTGATCGTCATGCACCCCGTTGGGAAAACGCAGCAACTCTGCAACCAACGGCCCGGTAAATATCTCATTACGCGGAAAGTGCACCATGCCCTGCTGCATACGACCTTGGATGGCTCTGGCCCGCGCCTCCTTATCCCGCCTACCTGTTTTCAGATCTTTGAAATACGCTTCATACAAACCGCGCTCCCTGACCCGCTTCTCTAGGAATGGCCCTAGCGCCATCTCAATGTGACCTTTCTCAATACCCACAATAGACGGACGCCACAGCTCGTACATGTCGAGAATCTGCTCGACCAACTCAAAACCGTCGAACCGCCCTCTTACTACATCTACAACATATATATGTTCCATCTCATCGATGCCGACCACCATACCGACCGAGTAGTCGTTACGATCCTTCTTGCCAATCGCCAAGTCCCACGCGCAGTAGAACTTCATCCGATCCAAATCTATGTCGTCTGAGTCGTAGTACTGGATCATGCTTCGTGAGAAGTAATCACCATCGTCTGCAACCGGGTTCTGCTGGTACAGCGCCGACCAATCTCTTGGGCCAACTGCGCGCTGAATACGCTGCAGCGCCTCTACGTCATACCGCTCTGGGTGTAGTGCATCTCCAGTGGTGCGGAACTCTTCGTCTTCTTCGGCAATTGCGGGGTACTTAACAACGGTCCACTCATCACCACCTTCGGAACCCGCTCGAAGGAGCTTTCCAGCAAGATCGTCATCATGCCAGCGAGTGAGAATGACAAGTACGCCACCACCAGGAGCGAGACGCGTATAAGCAGTCGACGTGTACCAGTCCCAGTTAGCTTCGCGATTATTCTGGCTTTCAGCATCTTCACGGTTCTTTACTGGATCGTCGATGACGAGAACATGAGCTCCCTTACCAGTAATACCGCCGCCAACACCAGCAGCAACATACCCGCCGCCACCGGTAGTAAGCCACGCTTCCGCGCTTTGCGAATCTGGATCAAGGCGCGTCTTAAACGCTGTTTTATAGGAAGGATCACGTAGTAGCGAACGGACCTTACGACTGAAGCCCATCGCAAGCGAACCTGAGTACGAGCAAGAAATAAATTCGTGGTCAGGGTGTCGACCCAGATGCCAAGCCGGGAACGCAATCGACGCAAGCGTACTCTTGCCGTGTCGAGGCGGCATAAAGAGCATAAGTCTTGGACTTTTCTTTTCAGCCACGTCGCGACTGAACTGCTCCAGCCGACGACAGATGTCTTTATGGACCCAGCCAGCGCTGTAATCGGGGTTAAAGCGTTCGACAAACGGGAGCAGACGCTTTCTAGTAAGGATGCGTAGCGCCAGTTCTGCTTTAGCTTTATCTTCAAGGCTCATCTCCTCCTTGGGCGGCTCTTCTTCCTCTTTCTCTTTCGCAGCAGGAAGAGCCTCTTGCTGCTTAGCTACGCAATACACACAGTCGTTACTCTCAGAGCTTGCGAACAGCGTCTCAGGCTGAAACGTTCTGCAGACACTGCACTCTCGTTTTTCAACCTCCAACAGCAGGCTCCAAGTAGTGCTCGTCTTTCCCTACCAGCTTTATCAGCTCCTCATCCGACAGCCGCTCCAGCTGCTTAGCCGACGCATTTATCTGCACGTTGACCTGCGTCTGCGGCTCGTTCTGCACCAGCCCATGCAACTTGACGAGACTGTCCGTCGTATTCTTCATCTCGGTCGCGGTAGCAGATGCGGAGTACGCCTCCATATACATGGAGTGCGCGTTAGCCACCGTGAAATTGACCTTTTCTCGCGCCTGCTCACGAAAGTACTCTAGCGCCCGCTTACATTCGGGCCGTGCCATCACGTCATAAACTGTGTTGCGATGTGAGTAACCCGCTGCTCTTCCAGCAGCTGCAATTGACATACCTGATGCAACGAGCATGACTAACTTCTCTTGCTGCACCGTCAAGGAATTTAGGCCCAAGCCCATATAAGGTAAGTGGGACTGGAACTCAGAATGCGTTAACTCCGCAGGATCACTAATGGAGTCGATAGCCTGATCCTGTGCCAACTGCTTTAAGCTCATATTTGATGTCGTCATCCAACCAAATAAACATAGGTGCGCGCTCACCGAGACCTTCTATATTCAAAGCCTCTAAGAACGCGCTAAACGAAAGCCCCGAACCCGAGCTTTCCAATATGTCTTGCACACTTATCGCGTCGTAGACCAAAACTTGTCGTCCCGAATCGCGAAGTCCAATTCCGATGACAGCTTCAGCCAGACCCTCTATTGCGTATGCTTCTGTCTGGTAATCGGACATACCTCTAATATTACCTGCGCTAATACTTAATCACAAGAGTGATCATGGATAGTCTTGACCCACCACCAAAACATATCTGTAGATAATGTATGTCGCAT